TGGCCAGGGAAGTACACATTGCTCGTAGTGTCGACCCCAAAGCTCCCGGTCGGGTCTTGAGAGAGCTGGAGCGTTCGAGAGATGTTCTGACTCAGGGCTCCGCCAGCGAAGCAGGCCAGGATCAGAAGGACAGGGAGAATGTATTTGCGCATGGAGTTCCTCCTACATAGCCGCTGAAGAGCCGACGGTGAACCAAGTCAGAGCAGCTGAGTTCCAGAACCACTTATTGCATGTTGATGCGGTTAGGGTGGTTAGGGTTTGGATGTTAGTGCCAACGAAGGATTGGCCTGTGTTGGCAGCCACGGTCACTGCGTTGGTTGCCCAGTTGGCAGCGGTTAGGTTGCAGATGCTGATGATCTCACCATCGATTAACGAGCCCGTCGCAGGCATGGTAATGGTGATGGCGGAGCCGTTCGTCACGTTGAAGGCAAGGACACCGCCAGTGACCACTCCTGAGGAGTTGACCGTGGTCTGAGCGACAGGGTTGGCGCCGATGGTAAAGGAGGCGTTGGGGAAGGTGGTGAAGTAGGCGTAGCTCCGCCCGTTCGACAGCCTTCCAGCAGTGGTGAAGATCGACGGCCCTCCAGGGCCACCCTGCGCAACGACAATCGCCTCTGTGCCAAACAGGCCTGCGGTGACGTTGATCTGGGCCCAGACGCCTGCGGCTAGGAGGGAGAGGAGCCCGAAGGCTCCTCCGAGGATGAGGGATTTTCTCTTCATTGTTCGGCCCTCAGTTCGCGATCACGATACCCGGCGGATACCCGCTGAGGACGGCGTTGTTGGTAGTGAAGTAGGGCTGGTCGTGACGATCGATCACGATGAAGGCCGAGACCGTTCCAGCAGTTGTCGTGGCGCTGCCGATGGTGTAGTTAAGCTGGAGGAAGCGAGGAATGGCGATGCCCGCTGGAGGCCGGGGCATGTCCATATCGAGCAGCCTAGCGCCAGCGACGAGGGTGCCAAGGGCGTAGGTCGGCGAGGTCCACCAGGTCGAGAAGGCGTTTGGTGAGCCTGAGCCGTTGTCAGTCGCGCCCTGAAGGGCTACCGCCAAGGTTGCGCCACCACCGGAGGTGAAGGTGGTGATGACCTGAACGAGCAGCTTCAGCGCTGGATCGTCACCGATCCCCAAGTCCCGCGCGCCCTGGTTGTTCGCGAGAACAGGAGTGCCAGGAGGAGCGAGGATGTGGAGGTCGATGATGTTCGTGGAGACGTAGCTTCCAGCGACCTGCGCGAGGTTCTGGGTACCGGAGAATTGAAGTAGTGCGTCAAGGATCATTGTGTGGCTCCTTTAGATCGTGGCTTCGTTGTTCAGGATAGCGTCGCAGGTTCTGATCGGAATCCCGCGGAACGTCGTGATCGGCTTTCCATCGAACTCCTCGATCCGGAGAAGAACGTTGGTTTTGTTCATCGCCTGGAGGTCGAGGTAGGTGCGGATGATGCGGTTGCAGTAGAGGGTTGTGCGACCCATGTTCGCGCGGACTTCAGGGGTGTCCGAGGATTGGATCGTACCAGCCGAGACAGGCTGGGTCGGGAGGCGATAGAGTCCGCGGACGATGAGGTTGATCAGGTTTGCCGCAGACACGCCGGTTAGCTGAGTCACGTCAATGTTCGCGATCCGAACAACATAACGCCAGTCACGGAGAACGTAGCCGATTTCCCACTTGAAGTGGTCGCGGTAGGCTTGGTAGGTGTTTCCGCCCGAGTCGGTCACAGGCCACTCACCCATATCACGGTGTTGGAGGCCGGTGATCTTTCCCTTCGGGAACGTTGCGAAGGAGGTATCGTCGCCCCAAACCTTGATCCAGATGGAGGTGTTTGAGGAGGCTGCGCCGCCACCAGAGAGGACGTTAGCAGCGGTCTGGGAGTTCGCAGTGTTTGAGGTGGAGTAGCGTGGGGCCAGCCCAGTAAACCGCTCGGGGTTGACGAACTGGTTGCCGTAGATCAACGTTGCCGCCACCTGCTGGCTCATGCCCTCCAAGAACGCTTTGACTTCGGAGAGCCGGAACTCAGCGGTGTTGCCGTTCAGATCAGCGATGTCCTTGTCGATCACGGAATACGTTTCGAGATTTCCGCAGGTATCGACGATCTGAGCGGTGGTGGACTTTGCGTTCGGGACGCCTTGGTTCAACAGGCGCCAGGTAGCCTGTGGCAGGCCGGTACGGACCGTGGTCTTGTGGCCTGTTGGGAGGTTGCCCTCGACGACCATCATGTCTTCGAGGATTTCATTCGTCTGCGAAAGCAGTTCGATGATCCGCGCGATCTTGTAGCCGTCATCGAGCCGCTTCGCCCAATCAGCGTAGGTAAGTGCAGCTGCGCCTAGGGTTGCCATTTGTCAGTCCTCTATCTGCTTGATGGGAGTTTTGGCCATATGGCAGCTGCGGCGCTTGGGGCGGGCCTACCAGGCTCGGATTGACCGGCCCTACTAGGTCCCCCTCCTGCAACATGCGTGCCCTCAGTCGCCTTCTCGGCTAGCTTATTGATGACACGGATGAAGGCTTGGTTGTTGCCCGCTCCGGTTAGATCCATAAGCTCCTTGAAGTCTGAGACCAGTTTCGGATCGCCAAGGCCATCCAAAGCCTTGGCTATACGAACGTTTACCTCCTGACCCGGGCCGAGTTTGCCACGCAGGTCAGGGTGAGATTCAGCGTCCTTCCGCCAGCCATCGGTCATGTCGGTGTAGGCTTTGAACGGCGCCTGGAAGGCCTCGGTGGTCTTCGACGTATAGAAGTCGACTAGCGACTGCGCGGCTTCTTGAGAGAGGCCAAGACCTTTGAAAAGCGCGTCAGCTTCGGTTTTGATTTCTGGGTCGAGGGTGTAGCCGTCGGGGACTTTGTAGTCTTCGTACTTCTCCGGCGCGCCTGCCGCAGGCGGCTTCGGTTCCGCAGGCGGCTTCTCGCCTTCAGTAAGGAGCGTCTTCCCCTCCGGCTTCGTCGGAGGCGGAGTCTCCGTCGTCACCTCGGGCGTCGTCTGCCCATCCGCTATCTGCCCCTCTGCTGTCCTCTCGATTCCCGCCGTGTCCACGGTCGGCTGCGATGTGTCTGTCATTTGCTTCTCTCATCATTTGGATGTATTGATCGGGGGCGAAGGCCATGATATCGCCAAGAACTTGAAGGCCGACGTTCCGCTCGCCTTCAGCGAATGCCATCGTGAGCGAGTTCTCCGCGAAGCTCGTGGCGAAGACATGGCAGCGGGTGAGGAAGTCGTAGATGTAGTTGCGCCCTCCGGGGGAGGACATGAGATGTAGTATGACCTCGCGACGCTCCGCCTCAGCCAGCCTTGCTTGGCGCTTCGCAAGACGGATGGCTTTGGTGTCAGAGGCATTATACTCACTCATCAGAATCTCGAAAGGAGAAGACGGGTGATTAGCCACGCGCCGAGCGTCCAGCCAATGCCCATGAAGAAGCCCCAGAGGAACCAGATTAAGATGCCCATTAGGGTAAGTCCGCCGGTCATCAGGCTTGTCCTGTTAGGCGGGTGAGAAGGTTCCCGCCAGTGAATGGAGTTTCGGCTAGGGTCTTCGCGCCACCCGCGAGCTTCTGCGCTGTGTCCGCCTGCGCTGCAAGAGCTTGCTGCTGCTGTTGCTGCTGGCGTCCTTGGCGAATCGCTGCAAGCTGGGCAGGGGATCGAATGAGCTTGGGATCATTGTTGTAAAGATATGAGATCTTGTCGAGGCCGTAGTCGATATCCACATTATCGGCAGCCGCAGGGTCAATCCCTGCCAGACCACCAACAATGTTAAACAGCCGTTCGATTCCCGAGGCTTGGTTGGCATTTTGCGCTAGCTCAATCATGGAGGTGAACTCAACCCGGATCTCACGCCCCTGGACGGCTCGTGGAGCCGGCGGCAATATCCCTGCACGAGCCGCGATGTTAAAGATGCGGTCATGCATTTTGGCAAATCCCTCGTGATTGAGACGCTCAAGCACCGGTCCCAGCATGAGCATAGCTTCTGCTCTTCGGGCGTCGATCTCGGTTGCGGTAACGTTTGAGCGCGTTTCGAACTGGGAAATGACCTTGAAAAGATCGTTATAAAAAGTCGAGCTAATCCGTCCACGAGTTTCTCCAATCTGTTCCATCATCTCTTTGACTTGGGGGTTGACCATATAGACCGGGGCGAAGCCAGTCTTTCCCTGAGAGAGCATTCCGTGTACATACGTCACCCCTCCAGGGAGGAGGGAGGCGGGTTGGTTCTTGAGCTGGACATCCGCGATCATGGGCGGATTGACCATCTTGTCGATGCCCTGGCTCAGTCGCTTGGTTTCGAGTTGGAGTTGCTTGATGTCAGGGAGAGCGTCCATCCCTGGGGATCGACCATAAGCATCATTCGACACGAGGTCCCAACGAGTAATGATTGCGGGGTTCTCGTGGAATCCCCTCTTTCTAAGAAGGCCTGGGCTATACGAAGAACCTCCTTGAGGACTAGCGGAACCTCCCCACTCCCAGTAACACTCACGGTACTTGAATGTTTCAGGGATTCCATACTTCCTCCCGTCAACGTTAGGCTCGACCATATGCGCGACGACCAGCTCGCGGGTTAGGGAAGTGCCGCCTTGGGCCCAAAGGCTGGCGGTTGAGGGGGAGAGGTTTTCAACCCCGAACTCCTCGCCAGCCTGGGAGACGGTGTAGGTGAACTCGCGCGCGAAGATCTCCGGGCGGAGCTGGCCATCGTTGTCTACGTAGTACTCACCAAGGCAGGGGTTGACGCAACGAATGACGTTGTCGAAGTCTTCGTAGATTAGCATGACGGCGGTGCCGAAGACGACGAGGTCGAAGTAGAAGATTGCCAGGGAGTCGTAGAAGTTCGATTCTGCGAGGATCAGGTTGATAATCCGTTCGACCTCGGCCAGCCAGAGGCTGAGGGGCGAGGTCATCGTCGAGTCGATGCGCCCAACCATGTACTTGAACCAGCGCTTGGTTGGGTCGGAGCAGCCCATCATCATGCCTGCGGCAAGGTTGCGCGCAGCGAGGGAGCCGGTGGAGTCAAGGATGTGCTGGTTGATCGGCGAGCCGCGGGCCATTTGGTTCGGGGTGATCAGCCACTTATAGCGCCGAGGGAGGATGTAGTCCGCGAGTTCGCGCCAGTGGACCCACCAAGAGAAGCGGTTAACGCGGAGGCCGATTAGGCGGGATTCAG